TGGATCCTCTTTGTAACCTCTGGACTTGATAGTCGTCACATCAATGTTGTTCTCCAGTGTAGGATATGCAGTGCGTGGAAACAAGGGAGGATAATGCATCTCTTCATCAACCGCTTTTGTAAGACGAACATAGACCTGCACATCAGTTTCTAATAGGGTGGATAGGTCTTTTGCAATCACCTGTTCCAACTGCTTCAAAACGCTAACTATGCTGCCACTAAACTTCTCCATGTCGAAAGTATTCATGTACAGCTTGATGGACTTGGACTCCACAATGTATTTGTTGGTTGCAGGGTACACACACTTGGCAATGGCAGCAATGGGCATGCCTTCATTGGTCAAGCAAGACACCTCATATGCATTCCAAATATCATAACCACAAAAGGGTGGTGCTTCATCACTAATATTCAAATGCTTTCTGTTGTTGCATCTGGGTTCACGAACCAACAATGTGGGATCATAAGTGCACTTGTACCCAGTGATCTTACCCAAATGCTTGGCAATATTACTGTTATCTAATTCTGTATTCATTGGTTATATTGTATACCATCTACAAAGTTCTTCAACTCATTATATTTGATATCCAAGTTGTATGTTGACACATCACCTGACAACAGATGTGCAGTTTCAGGAAAAATATCTTCATAACTTTCATTGCGTCTCACATCCAGTCGCTTGATGCTCTCTTTGAATCTCTTGCTATTGAATGGCTCAATTTGATTCTTGAGCAACATGAAATTCATGATGGATGAGAACTCTTGCCGCACATATGCAACACTTTCTTCTGAGAAACGCTGCAAAAGCTTAACTGCCACATTGTCAATGAAGCAATTGTAAAACTTTAGAATTTTTAACTTGTCCTCCAACGGCAATGTTTGTATGTTCAGATATTCAGGCCCGTACAATGGTCTGCATGCAATGTCTGCATGACCAACTAACCCTTTGCGTAGAAAGTCTGCATACAGGAAAGGCACACTGTATATGGTGGGTATGCTAATGGTGGGTACCAATCTTAGGAATGCTTGAGGCACAATTTGCTTGAGCTGACTCACATTTGCAATAATTTTTTTGTATATGCTTCCTTTTCTCATGTAGTCATTAACTTGGGCATGACCATCAATGCTTAGCATGATAAAAACGTTCTTAAACTCTTTGAGTAAGTCCGGTATGTACTCACCTTTGCAAAACAAAGATGATGCATTGGTATGAAATCTTATTTTAACGTTAAGATTGTTTACCCTTTTAAATTCTTTTATCAAAGTGAAGTAATCAGATATTAGAAAAGGCTCACCACCTGCAAACTCAATTTCTTCCACATGCTCAATTCTGTCAATGATAAATTTGATAAGTTTTTCTTTTTGTGGTATTTCAATGACACCAGTCTTGGAATTGAAAGAATTTTGATAATTTGATGCATACTTCACATCCTCTAGCAACCAAGAAGAGCTCAAACCACTGTGACACATTCTGCATTTAAAATTGCACAAACTGGACAACCGTATATCAATGTAGGGAAAGTTTTCAAAATGATAATGACCATCTTTGTCTGTCTTGTCAACAAGTGGCAGTGCATGTGCATACTTGGTATTCCAGTGATGACGAAAACTCTTTGTACCTGTCTTTTCCTCACTCACGCAATGGCTGCAAGCCTTCTGATCTGGCTCATTTGCCATCATCTTGCATCTGAATTGCTTGGCTTTTTCTGAATTCAAGATATCTTCAATTGCATTATCATTCAGGTCACCAAACGCGTTCTCAGGATCAAATGTGGACATGCAACAAGGATACACCAGGCCATCTGGCAATGCATGTATGCCTGCCCAAGGGGCCAAACAAAAGGGCATGTCACTCACCGTGTAGCACTTGGCAGCAACTCATGCAATTTAGCTTTGATCTGCTCCATACGCTCTGCCACAGTGCCCCGCAATATAGTAACTTTGTCACGAATATTGATATCATCCAACCAGAAATTTTCATACATGCTAGTGATGCGCGATCTGAAATGATCACACGTGCTTCTTTCACCATCATCTTCCATGGGCACATCATGCGGATTGGTATAAAAGATATGATCATACCGGTGTATGTGTGAATAATAATACCGTGCACCCAAAGCTTCTGAGAATTGGAACTTGTTCCTGCCATATTTTTCTGCAAAGTAGTTTGTATATATCATGCCATCCAACAAACATCGATCATGCAGAATACCTTGGAAGCCACCCAACTTGTAACCAATAAACAGGTTCTCAAATTCTTTATTCAAGATTAAAGTCTGAGTAATATCACATGCACCTTCTTCATTGATAGGCACATCAAACTCACGTTTGATGAGTCGTGTAACCTCTTCCACATATGTAAGCCGACTGTCATAATGCTTCTTACATGCTTGTAGCAATGTAGATTTGCCAGAACACTGAGGGCCTGTGAAAGTGAATATCATTTGCGTCGTATCAAGGTAGTATACTCTATCTCCAAGTCATACACAAGCTTTTTAAGCATCTTTATTTCTTCCAAAAGAATCTTGTTCTCTTGCAACATGATACTCAATTCATCCTCAAGGGATTTAACTTTGGTATTCCATGTTCTCCATGCATGCATTAATGACATACTACTTGCACCACTTGCCTCTCTTGATAATCTCAGCAATGATGCAATACACAGCAGAATCTGAAAATGCATCAAATATGGATTCATTTGCAGCCACAAACGTCTTTCTTCTCAGCACCATGTTTATGAGTCGCTGTATTTTATCATTCAACCGCACCACAATGGCAGAGATGGATGCTTCTCTGTCTTCTTGTTGCTTCAAGTCAGATCCCAGGCTTATGTTATGAGGACCATAGTCATTCTGTTTCTTGCAAAAAACTGTGTACTGTTCCAGTTGTATCTTTTTAAATTCATCACATGTCTGTGGGTATGTATTCTCTACAACATTTACAATTTCAGCGTCACCGTCATGCACATGTTCTTTATTCATAATGTAATTATATTATATACACACCTGCAAAAATGCTATCATTAAGCTGCAACATGTGGGCTGAGAAATGACTGCCACAGTGTCTGTGCACATGCATGCAATGCACTGTACACCTGAGGTAGTGTGAGACTATCAATATCAATTTCACTGTATGATATGATGTCACCTTCATCAACACCAGGAGTCACTTTATGAATTACACACCCTGCACTTTTGTATCCATCAATAAAAGCGCGCTCTTGTGGGTTGTAGCCTTTGAGTTCTGGAAACTTATTTATAAGACCAGGATGCAGATTGTACATCTCATACTTGTTACAAATTTCCTTGGGTATGATGCGCAGGTAGCCATGCAGTGTGATGAGCGGATCTTTTTCCTCATACCCAGCTAATGCGTCAGTGTAATCCTTGAGACTAGGTTTCACAGGCAACACTTCCCAGTTGCGCATGTTCAATAATACAGCTCTGGATGTTGCAACAGTGAGCAAATCTTTGTTAATTTTCCCCTGTTGATGTTGATTGGTAACAATCAAATCTGGATATGTGCCAAGCTTGTTGCATAGCTGTTGAATCTCTGTTCCCGTTTGGCTAAAAAATGCAACCCAAGGACGCTTCATCTGCGAATAATCTTCTTGAACATGGATGTATTATACTTTAACAGCTCAAGTTGATCAACGGTAAATTCATGTGCAATTAGATCGACCAGCTTGGTTGAAGGCTTGGTAGTCAGCCCATAATCTGCATCATATTTTAATCCATGGATGGCGGCCACAATGGGGTTGCTGGTATCACATGAAACAATGTTGCTAATATCATTGTCCACATAATACCTGAATTCCTTGGCCAAGGAGCATCCCAGCAAATGGTGAGGCTTGTTCCAGTCCCATATGCCTGTGTTCATCAAGTCTGTGATGAAACGTTGCCGGCCAGAGCACCATCTCTCCAATGGGTTCTCACCCTCTCCCGTGATCTGGTAATAGCTAAAATCGAAACTGATGGCAATCATGTCTGCATTTTCAGACATGTACTTGTAACACTCTTGGGGCTCATGCCAGTTCTTACCTTGGATGGCACCAATGGCTTTTGTTTGAAATGCATTTCTTATGTCATCTCTCTTGTCACCAAACTCTTTGAAACTGTGCACAGTGCCTTGCATATCCTCCAGCACATCTGGCACAATGTACATGTTTGGCTCAATGTCCAGCACAGATTTATGAAATTGCACTGGATCAAAAGCTTTGCCAAGTTCAAATATGGAATTGTCCAGCAACACCTCTCTGTTGTGAAGAGTTCTGCCAAATTTATAGAAACTATAATAATCTAACTGTTGAAGTGACCCCACATTTTCATGCAACAGATGCACCAGACAGTAGTCAAAATCATTGTAAGTCTTTGAATATTCCAACAGAGACACAGGCGTTTCATGTGATACTTTCATTAGCATATGTTCATTATAACAGTAAATATTAATAATTCAATGGCTAAGAGACAGAAATTTTACGGAAATTACATGGGCATGGTGGTTCAAAATAATGATCCACAAAGACGCGGACGTGTCAAAGTGTGGGTGCCGCATTTGATGGCCACAACATACCGTGGCTGGGTGGACACATTGAATGATAAGAAATTTAAATTTCTTGGCAACAACATCAACAGCAGCATAAACACCATATTGGAAGACTTGAAGCTGCAGCTGCCTTGGGCTGAATGTGCTGCACCCATCAGTGGTGAAGCTGCAAGTGGTCGGTTCAATTATTTTACTGCCACAGGTTCTGTGTCTGATACTGCAAGGTTGAGCACATTTGCCCCCACACTGGAAAAAAACGTGGACATTGGCAATCAGAACATTGATAACATTGGTGAAAAACCGGCCAATGTGTATGAGTCAGTGGAGTATAAACTAAACGATGCATTCAGTGACCCTGCAAAATACAATACCAACATCACAAACAAGTACAGTTACAATTATGTACCCAACAGTTATTCCAACCGAGCCAAAGGCACATTTGGTGTGCCCAATGTGGGCTCACATGTGTATGTATTTTTTACAGATGGTGACGTCATGCATCCAGTTTACTTTGCTGTTGCCTATGGCAAGGATGATTGGAAGGGCATATATGATAGCGTGGACAGTGTGGGTGACAGTGCACCTGGGCAGGATTACCCAGGGTATTATGAAAACTATTCTCTGTCTGGCAAAGACATTTTTGACATAAATGTTGACACGTATCGCAACAAGTATGTAATCAATCAGAAAGGTGGCACACTGGAGTTCGTTAACACAGACAATCGTGAAGTGCTCAAGATGACACATTTCTCTGGCTCATTCAAGGAATTTAATAATTTTACAAACATAGAACTTGCAACTCAATCTGATCAAAAGCTTGTGATGCAGGATCAGTTCTTGACAGTCAATGGGTTTAAAAATCTGTATGTGGGCAGAGATTTTGACAGTGTTGTCAGAGGAGATTTGTACAGAAAGATTGGAAATCTAAATTACGTGCCACACGTACAATACAAAGAGTTGTTGCGTGGATTGGCTGACTTGAAGCAGTTATTTGAAACAAGAAGAGCGGATGCAGTCAAAAAAGGATTCATTAATCTGAGCTCTCCCCTGCAATCCAAAAGTGGCAAAAATGCAGCATGTCCAGTGTGCACGAATATCAAAGATTTCTATTGGAAAATAAACAACATCTTTGTATATGCAGGCACTGGTGAAACAACTTCCTTGATAAACTCACCATGGTCCAACATGGGCATACCAGCTGTTATACCTTTTGCCATTGGCATACCAGCCACTTCAGGCAAATTTCCTGGTGGTGGTACAATCTTTGGTGATACGTGTCCTGCATGCAATGGCTCAGGAATTAGCCCCAGCACACAAGATGGTGACTTCTTAACTGAACCTCGCAAGCAACAAATAGCAAAATACATTTCAGATAACATGGATAATTTTGCAAATCTGGAGAAACAAATGGGAGTGGGTGGCAGCGAGATCATTAGCATTACAAAAAATAAAATTGAAACCATTGGCATGGACATCAATGATCTGCCATCCACAAGAATTGACAAGGTAGGAAAAATGAGCATCAATGCAGTCATTGTGCACCCAGAAGGTGTGTTCAACAGTCAACAGCCAAGCCCTGTGGTTGAGTATGTGCATGTGGATGATTTGCCTGGTGGTACGTTCACACAAACCATTGGCAACAGATACAATTTAATGGTAGGAGCTGGTGGCATCAATTTCAAAAGCTATGGACCAGTGAATGTGAGTGGCACCATTACTAACATTGCTGGTCAACAGGTAAACATTGCTAGTGAGAATGAGGTGTGCATTGATGGTGGACAAAAACTGCAATTGATAGCAGACATTGTGAACATCAAGCAGCGACACAACCAACAAGTTGTTATTGAAAGTAACTTGGGTGTGGCGCGCAACATGGTGGTGGGTGGTGGTGCACACATTGAGGGTGAACTGACAGTCAACCACATCACAGCCCCAGTGGAAATACAAGAGACCAATCGAACAATTGTCACAGGTCAAACCAACTTGGTGCCAAAGATCATTGGATATAATGACATTGCACCTGGTGTGGGATACATTGGTTATGTGCCTGTGGGCACACCCATAGGTATATTTTTTGATTCTGCTGGTCATGAAGTGACTGTGAGTGCCATGTTTGATTTGCCTGTGAAGGCCTCTGTGACTGGATTCGTTGGAGGCATGCCTGCACCAGTGTACTCTGCAACAACCACAGGCCAATTCTCAGACAAAGACTGTGTTGTACTGTATGGTCATAGTCACACATTCAAAAATCTGCCGTTAACATTGAAGAGATCCAACAATGCAGTGAGAGACTCTGCAAGCGGGTTAACTACAAAATCTGGCAACAGAATTGCACCACAACCTACTCTGAATGCCAAGAAATAATTATTTGTTCTTTAGCCAGTTGTTTCTGTGATTAAAAACCCAATCCAGCAGTGCTCTCTCAAACCCCACATCCCTGCCCTCACGCTCTGACATGTACCATTTGTTTTGAAGAATACAGAACCGCTCGTCAAGAAAGCGTTGATACAAGCTGGTGCCGGTCAAGTTAGCAGTTAAACTTACCACACAATTATTTATGCTGCAATGCAAAACAAATGGAGGTGCTGGGATTTGAACCCAGGTCTTGAACAATTTCGCGCACAAGCACTACAAGTTTATTTTAGTTGAACTTCAGAGCATATTAAACTAAACAAAACATACTCAATATGATGATTTTATACGCTTGGCAGATAACCATCATAACACACCAAGTCAGGAACCTGTAACACGCCTCATCTTACTGGTTCCAACCTACAATGAGACGATTGAGCTTAAACTAGCTCAAGTGTGGCTGTTGAATCTTCGAAGTTAGCTGCAGCAAGAATTGCGTCAGCCTCCTCTAAACTCATGGCCATGTCGAATGTGTCTTCGGCATTTGATTTGATTTGCTATTGATAAACCGGCATGCCCCGGTACTTGCACTCAGGAGCCCCACTGTTCAATCGATTCCATTCACCCCCATCGTTGTTAAAGAACAATATTAGTATATAGGCAATCTTACTGTATGCAAGCACTCTAAGATAGAATATCTTTGCCTTCAGCTACTAGCTGTCTCAATTGACTCAATGTCTTGCCTGTTTTATATTCAAAATGTGGGTAGTCCTTAAAAGATTTCCAACTACCGCCCCATTCAATATTATATTTTTCTGCAATAATTGCAGCTTTATTGTGAAAGGTTTGCGCTTCTGTTGGCTTTGATGCATCCAGGTACTTACCATCTTTGAAGACTCCCATATCAACCGCAATGCCATAATTATGATTGCTGTACCCGGGTTTTGCATTTGTCACAATCTTACCGGGTGATGTTCTTCCTTGTGCATAAATCTTACCCTGCTCATCCCATGTTCGATTTCCAGAAATGGCCTTATATTCATAGCCATGAGCTTTGGCCAATATTTGACTTTCTGCTATCCAGTTTCGAAAAATTTCTTGTACTTTGGGATGCAGAGTTGCAACATTTTTTGCACTTCTTTCATCTATAATGCTTAAGTCTGTCTTCATTTGACAAGGTCCTTGGTCTTATCCCAAATGGAATCAGGCTCTTTACCATCTTTGCGCCAGCCATTGAGAACAGCGTAATACACCAAATGCTGTTGATCTATGATATAAAGCTTGTTGCTGCGTTTATCGGTGTATTCTGTTATACCATCATTTTCGTTTAGTTCCACACCTTTGAAGGACTTGAATCTTATCTTGTACGCTTTGATGAGGGTGTTGTACCGGAGCAGACCAAACTGAGTAATAAGACCCCGCCCATCATCCGTAAAGCCAATGAAGCCAGAATTCTGTACATCATACCCTGAAGGTGTTGTTGCATCATAAGAGGCTATTTCATCTGTTACTTTGTCAGGTGTAACTGTTGTACGCGAGCAAAATAAAAAACTACTCAGAAAGAATATCGCGAATTTTCTTAACATTTTTCTCCTTAATAGCACTTTCAATGCCACTCTCAAAATCAATCTCTTTTTGTTGCAGTTGCCGATCCTTCATATCTTTGGTATTCTTCGCACCAAACACATTGTTAATTGCACCGAAAATACCTGCAACAGCACTCAACAAAGCCTGTATGATGCCAGTTGGCATTAGTTATTGACGTAGCCTTCAGTTGCATCCTTGCAACCTTTAGCGATTGCATTGAGCACAACAACTGCAAGTTTAGCGTCACCATTTACTCTGTTGAACTGAGTGGCATATAAATCTTTCAAAGCCACAACATATTTCGCCCAATGAGTTTTTTCCACTGGCAGATAATCTGTGAGTGCTTTCTGCAGTTGGTCTGGTGTGGGTGTTGCACCACGCGTTAGCCCCTCGACAATGGTGGCAACGTTGTTGATCATTTTTGCTTTTTCAATGCGATCATTCTCATCCAAAGCTTGGTTCAGAACAATTGTGCAAGTCAGGGTGACAGCAGGTGCAATGTATGGTAATGCATTTTCAACAGTTTGAGCTGCATCAATTTTACCATTGGAACTGGTGGTGGCACAACCTACAACAAACAGTGGAGCAAGTGCAGCAAACAAGATGTATTTCATGTAATTACTTAGGACCTTCCACTATTAGTTCCAATTGTTTCTCTTGTTTTTTCTGCATGGCTGCATCAATGCGAGCTCGCCCAACTGATTGATCCAAGAATGCTCTCCAGGCAATCATGCCTTGCAATAAGAAATTAACGGCTATTAAAGCGGCTTTGACAGGATTAATTTCAGAAAACGATTTAAAGTCACTCATGTCTGACATGAGCGTGGTTAATGATGCAATGCCTATGTATAATATGGCTTTTACAGTGACACAATTGCGCTGCTTGAACATATAATTACTTAGTCTGGATAACTGAGTAATTTGGAGGATACCGGGATCGAACCGGTCACCTATAGCTTGCAAAGCTACCGCTCTACCAAATGAGCTAATCCCCCATCGAACAATCGTTGCAGAAGAACTATTTATTATAAGTATACTTACAAATAATCAACACCTGTGAGTTTAATTTGTTATTATATGCGGTATGCTACACCCATACCACAATCGTCAAGTTGATCTGCAAAATACCTTTCAACCTTAAAAATAGAATTATCTATGGCGTCGAGAAAAATAGTAGGACCGGGGTGAAAATTCGTATCATGAAAAACAACTATACCATCTTCTGCTAGCAAATCTGAATACTTCCAGTCATTAATTACTGCATTTACCGAGTGCCACCCGTCAATGAACAGAAGAGAGATTTTACTTAATCCTATTTGCTTCATATATTTACGAATATTTTCATGATCAAACGAATTAGCTTGTATTGTATAAACACTGTTTCCCCTATCGTTTATACTGCTTTTATCATCTATATCTATGCCCAAATAGATTGTTGTTTTGGGTTTATTATTTAAAAGTGCCCATGTAAATGAACCCGCACCATTTCTGTTAACACCAATCTCAACAACACCATCTTTTGTATATTTTTTAGCTAACTCTTCCATTAAAGAGTAATTATTAGATGATACTTCTGCAGTACACTTACAACCCAAATTTAATGCAAATTGATCTGCATCATTGTCCATATCTTTGATCTGAGGAATATACTTTAAGCCCCGTGTATCTGCAGTTAATTCATTAACTTCAATTTCAAAATTATTAATTTTTTTAATCACCTGTCTTTATTTATATGATTCAATAGTGGACTATTGTTTGAAATTATATAACTATGGACATGGCAGCATCAAGAACAGGTTTTAAGAATTGTATTCACCGATATCGATACTTGGGAGACAAAAGAGTCACCCCAGTTAGACAAGGCAACAGAATGATTGGTTATGTGGATGGCCAAGCTGTTTGTGGTGCAGATGGCAGAGAATTAAATTTCAAGCAAATTGGTGAGTTGCGGATTGCACCTGAAGATCCAAAAGCAAAGAAATAACATCTAACGCGGGCAGGGTAGGATTCGAACCCACGGTACCATTGCTGGTACTTCTGATTTCAAGTCAGATGCAATAGACCAGCTCTGCCACCTACCCACTTAAGACTCAGTTATTTATTTAACAATTTTAAATATACCATATAGACATGTATTATTAACAATTGGTGATAAGTAGTGGTGTCTTACACATGCCTGAGTCGCATAGTGGCCGATTGCACAGGTTTTGTAAACCTGTCCCGCAAGGGCGCGTCAGTTCGAATCTGACCTCAGGCTGTTGATTGATAATTACTTGAGAGTGAGCAGATACTTGAGAGTGTACAGCTCCTGCAACATCTCATCTCGAATGTTGAGCAGTTCTGAATCTTCTTGTGCAGTGAGTTCAGAATTTAAATTTTTCAAGAAATCGATGCCATCTTGCATGAACAAGCTGAAGTCACCCTCATAATTCTTCAATTCAATGTTATAAGACAACCTGGCCTTATTCCTGCCATATTTGCCAAAAAAAGCTTCAATGAAGCTATCAATCAGTCCATCTAAATGTTCATATGCTTTGCCAAATGCTTTGTGCTCAGCATAACTTGTTGTTTGCCAGTGGCAGATTCGAATCTGATTTTGGATTCTTAGAAGCGGTGATACAATGCTAATCATGATTATATTTATACTAAGCGCTATACTCCTGAATTCTTTTTGTTAATGATTCTAAGACAGGCAATCCACTCTCAGTTGCCTTCTTCTTGAGCTTGTCAATCTGCTTCAGCGTCACATCAACTCTCAGCATAGGAACCACCTCTGGTCCAGGTTCATAATCACAAACGCGAACAATGGCATTATAAGCTATGAGGTACAGTATGCTGTACTCCTCCTCAGACAACGTCTCAAGAAAAAAATTATTAAACATTATAGCTTGATGTCTTCGAATGTGTCTTCAGATAGACTAGTATCCCGCGCGCCTATCTTGTATGCACTAATTTCAGTTTCCTGAGGAGCAACTTGCACCTTGCTACTGTCCAGGTAGCTGTCTAGCCACCCTGCAATGGGATTGCTTTTCTCATTAAAGATTTTCTTGTACCCCAAAGACCGCAGTCTTGTGTCGCACAACCACCGTGAATAACCACCCAGCACATCAGCGTTCAAGCCAAGCAACGACCCTTTGCTGAACAAGTATTGGGCCCATTCAATTTCATTCTTGGCAGCTTGTTCATAAAATGCATATATCTTGTCTTCGCTCTTCTTGACCAGAGTGGAAAAACCTTCCCTATCATCATCACGCAGAGTCTTGATTAAATTTTGAGTGATTGCAAAATGCAACGCTTCATCCCTTTGAATAAATTTAATGATCTTAGAATTGCCTTCCATTTTGCCTCTGTACCCAAAGTAAAAAGAGCATGCAAAAGACACATAGAATATCAAACCTTCCATGCAGTTAATAGACAATATGCAGTCAAACACTTTCTCTTTCAAGTCCTTCTTGTCATCGCTGCCCAAGATTTTATCAAACCGCCCTCTGATAAATTCAGCTCTGCCCACTATTTCCTTGTCCTCCATGATGCTATCAAAGAAGCCAGATGCATCTGGGTGCACATTGTTGAGCAGGTATGAATATGAATAGCTGTGAATGCCTTCAAACCTTGCCCAGGTGTTCATGCAAATCTCAAGCTCGGGATTAGTTACATGCTCTCTCAAAGAATGAATTGATCTGGACAACATGCTGTCCCCCAATGTTTGAAACCGCAAATTGGTATCAAAAACAAAGCGCTCTTCTTTGGTAAGCTCCTTGTAATCGTTTCTATCTTTTTGCAGACTTATTTCATGTGGCCACCAGAAAAATTCTTCTTGCTTTTTAAACAATTCAAAAAATATGGGATACTTGAATCTGTCATAACGCTGCAAATTGAGATCTTCACCAAAGAACAATGGTTGTTTGGTATAATCTACATTCTTAAGATTGAGCACAGTCTTCATGAATTCTCAATTCTTAAGATTATAAGACCATCGCCATTTTCTATATATGAAGAATCTGCAAATACAATATTATCATTTAAATTGTTATCAGATAATAATTTCAAATATGAATCATAATTTATATCAGCAAAATTATGTGTCATAATAAACACATAATTAGTTTTTTTAATCAATTGATTTTCAATAATTTCTTTTAATACATAATATTCTGCACCCTGCAGATCCATATGAAGCATATCTATAAAAGTAGTATTTGATTCTGCCAATAGTTGATTAAAATTAATTTTATTAATTTTTGATTTTAGATCCACAACAAAAGGTACATCTGGTCCACCCCAACCAGCCCACACAAGGTCACAGAGATAGTTATTATAGAAATATGCATCTTTTTTATCTTGAAAATAATTTTGCCCAAACTTCTGCCACACCTCTATAATTGGTTCTACCATAATATTTTTACATTGATGATCAAACTTTTCATTAAAGATTGCAGAATAATGTGCTTCTGAACATCCCAATTCTACCATAGTGTACATCTCTTTGTTTTTTGATTTTAAGACGTCAAGCGCTTGCAGAAAAAAACTAACATTTCTCGGTTCATCGTGGCTCGCTTGTTTGATAATATCATCCATGTTCATATTCATATAATATACTCTCTATATATTTAATCTACAATTTGCATGCACCGCTGGAGCAATCTCTGTCTTCTTTTTGATCCAGAGATTGTTCTTTGTCGCCGTCATCTGTGTTATTGTAGTACAGACTGATGAGACCCACACTGTATGCATACATCAATTCTTTCATCACCTTACTGTCCGGCAATATGTTGTCTGCATAGTGTTTGTAGTTATAGTACAGGTTAGTTGAGATGGCCATGTCGATATATTTCTGAACAACAGCATTGACATTAATAATGCCAGTGTTGTCCTGGAAGCCATAAGCCAATTCATAGTGATTACCATATTTGCTGGGGTTGGGTACAAGCACCGGCAACTTGCCCATTTTTGATGTTTTGTATGTCATCAATGATCTCACTGGTTCAACACCATTTGTTGAAGATTGAATAACAGAACTTGACTCACATGGCATGCAGCTTGATAAAGTAGAATGTCTCAGACCATGCTTGGTGATCTCTGCTCTAAGGTCATCCCAATCAAGAGTTAGCTTGCGCTTCACAAGGTCATTAACCTTGCTCTTGTATGTGTCAATTGGCAGAATGCCTTGTGAGTATTTTGTGCGGTCAAACTTTTCACACCGACCTTTTTCTTTGGCCAGATTCACGCTGGATGCTAGCAGGTAGTATTGAAAGTGTTCCATCCATTCATCAATCAACACCAATGCAGCTTTTGAGTTGTATGATACTTCGTTCTTTGCAAAAAATGCAGCCAGGTTGGTGATGCCAATGCCCAGGCTTCTGCGCTTCTTAGCAAAATTCTCAGCTGCTTTGTTGAAATAGTCTTGCACATCAATCACTTCATCCAAGAAGCGAACTACCAAATCACATGTTTTTTCCAGATCTTTCCAATCTCGAATTTCAAGCATATTGATTGCTGATAAAATGCACATGCCAATTTCTGCTTCCGGGTCATTGAAATCTTTCAAAGGAATGGTAGGTTGTATCACTTCTGTGCACAAATTGCTCATGGTCACCTTGTCCAGCCATGCCCCATGTGTGTTGGCACTGTCAATATTGAGAATATATATTCTGCCTGTTTCTACTCGCTCCTTGACTATGAGAGAGAACAGTTTGCGTGCAGAAATACTTTTCTTCATCTTTATCTGTTTATCACTCTCACATTCTGCATACACCTTATCAAACCTGGGTGTGCCCCATGCTTCAAACAGATGTGGCACTTCATGAGGACTGAACAGTGTGATACTGTCATTGCTAATGACCCTGTCGTAGAATAGCTTGGACATGCCTACTGTATAATCAAGTTTTCTCACCCTGTTATCATCAGTCCCTGCGTTGTTCTTGAGAACAACAATATCTTCTATTTCGTAATGCCACCATTGTATGTTTGTGGTGGCAGACCCGCCACGAAGTCCGTTCTGTTGCCATGCCTTGACAGACGCTTCATAAATTTTTAAAAACGGTATCACACCAGTGTGCAGCACTTCACCATTGCGAACCGGTGCACCAATGCCACGTATTCTGGATATGTCTATGCCTATGCCACAGCGACTGGCAGTAGCAATAGAAATTGCAGTGCCAGATGCAGTAATAGATTCCTTGTTATCATCCACACCAATCAAGCAGCAACTGGCATAATTACGCGAAGTGGTACGCATGCCTGCCATGATGGGGGTGGGTAAATTTATCTTGTGTCTGGAAATTGCGTTGTAAAAACGCTTCACATATTCCAGGCGCACATCTTTGGGATAATTAATAAAAGAATAAGCTGCAATGAGCGCATAAGCAAATTGCGGTGTCTCATAGATCACATCAGTCACTCGATTCTTGATGAGGTACTTGTCACAAAGTTGTCTGATGCCTGCATATGTAAAAATAAAATCTCTGTCGTGATCAATGTGTTCTCCAATTTTATTCAACTCTTCAGCAGAGTATTTCTCCATAATAACTGCATCATAGATTTGCGTCTTGATACCCCCTTTAATCACATCAATCAATCTGGGTGCATGCTTGCCACCCCAAACATCTTTTCTCAATTGATAATTCAAGAGTCTACCAGCAACATATTGGTAGTTGGGTTTGTCAAGGGAAATTAAATTAGCAGCAGACTCAATCAATACTTTGTGTATCTCTTTTGTAGTTATGTGCTCCACTAAATTTAATTTTGCATTAATTTCAACTTCAGAGAAGCTCACATCCTGTATGCCATCTACTGCCCAACTAATTATTTTATTGATTTTTTCAATATTAAATTTAGCAACAGAGCCATCACGTTTGACCACTTTCATGTAATAGAATATTTAATGTATACAAGTCTATAGCTTGGTATTGGACTGCAAATAATTTTTAAAATCCAGAATATTCTGTCCTGCATTTGAAAAATAAAAAATAATAGGTGACACAATAGTTAAGAAGAAAGGGTATTCAGTGTTGCCCTTGAAATACTCATTAAAATTAATCTTATTACTAAACACTTCAGTTCTGCATGCAGAATCAATGGGGTAGACACCTTGTGAAAAGTATCGATATGTTTCATTGCAGCTCAAGCCATAAATAGAAAGTATTTTCTTGTAATTTGTTTCTGTGTGTGTTTGAGGCAAATGATAAAAAGAATCTAAATTTGTAGTAAGGTCTTTGTACTTGCTCTTGGGTTGCAAGAAAGAACCATACAAGTAGATTATGCCATAATTTTTATTATTTTTCTCAATGGCATAAAATCGTTGTGGGTGAAATTTTTTGTTAATGCCAATGCGCTCCACATCAAATTCACTGCGAAGCACAGTGCCATAAAACAGACAGCTTGTGTCCATTTCATTTAACGCAACAAACTTATCAAGCGTTAAAGCTTTGCTTGCGCTGTCAAGTACATTTACCATACCATCATTATAGGTGCAAATAAAATTTATCAACAAGTTATCTAGGCAATTTTGATGAAAAAAGAATAACTTGCTTACTAGATTTGAAATTGATTTTGCAGCGCGCCTGAGGGCAGTCGATAAATTCTGCCAAACTTCGTGCCACTGGTCTTCTGCATGATGATGGTGCACCTGTCACCGGTGATGATGGGACCGTTCACAATGTTGTAACCAACATTAATGTAGTTTATTTTTATGCCGCTCTCTGCATCAATGATGGCCAGTTTGGTAGCACTGTCGAGCACAGCAAGGTATTGTTTAACTCTGGTTATGTTGGTCATATTAAGCTCAAAAATTTTGTTACCTCTTTGTCTGTTTCAAAGCATGAAAACACCGAAAGCGGTACAAAATTATTTAATCTATTCTCAACATTATTATGTTTCTTAATGTCGTTGTAATAAGCTGCATCCACAGTTACATCTGAAGAAGAACCTACAATCTTACGAATTTCTGCAACATTTAACCCTTTTTCTGCCAACCTCTTCACCTCTGAAGTGATGTAATACTTGACAAGATTGTCTTTGCCATTGAACTTTGCCGCTTTGCTATTGTAGTACTCCATGTTGAACAAATTCTTTTTGCCAGATATAACACAAGTAATAGGTATAGTTTTCATGTAATATCAATAATACATGATAAATATTATTATGCAAATTGCTAAGTTGGGATTAAGATAAATAACACTATATGGCCAATCAAATAACAAAGCTGGTGTTTAGACGAGGACTCAGACAAACAGGCAAAACTGTGATTTTGAATGCAGGTGAGCCTGGTTGGTACACAGATACACAGCGGTTGTACATAGGAGATGGTTCAACCAATGGTGGCATTGCAGTGGGCGCAAGAAATTATGGCATAAGAAATTTTACTACTCTGAATTTTAACTTGCTTTCAGGTGCCGAGATAGGTGATTTTCTGTATGATGATGACAGTAATCTCATGTACTTCTTGACAGGTGGCACTGGGCAGACACAGAGCAATTGGGCTGAAATAGATTTTGTGATCAAAGTTGATAACAGCACAGTGGAATTCAACACATCCTCTGCATTGCAGGTCAAGCAATTTGGCATCATGCCCATACACATCAATTCAAGCAATGTGGGCAGTGGGTTGGTGGGTGGTGCAGGCACAAGCATACAAGTCAATCCAGACAACACCACCATTGACATCAACAACAATCAAGTGAGATTGAAGCCAGGATCAGTGCCCATCAGTTATTTAGGATCAATCTCACCATTCACAATTCTGGGAAACACCAACAATTTTGATGCACCCATTGAACAGATCTTTATTGGCAATGGACAAGTGCTTGGCAGGTACAGTGGGGTGCTCGGGCCCATCGATTTCTCAACAATAGTATCATCTGGTGGTGGCATTGGTGTAATTAATGCCACAAATGGCATCACAGGATCCATCACCTTGGGTGTACCCTCTACCATTAACATCGGATACGACACAGACATCATTGATGTAACAGCACCAACCAGCATTACATTGAAGCGCGACACGACAATTGTAGGCAATTGTGATGTGTCACAATTGTTGAGAGTGCAAGGAGACATCATTGCTTTCTACACATCAGATGAACGCGCAAAAACTAACATCAAAGAAATAGAGAATTCACTTGCAAAGATTGACACACTGCGAGGTGTGGAGTTTGATTGGAAGAAAGACAGCACACATGATGTAGGAGTCATTGCACAGGATGTGCAGAAAGTAATACCTGAAGCCACCTCATTGAGAACAGATGGTTACTTGGGTGTTAATTATGATAAGATCATCCCGCTGCTCATCAATTGTATCAAGGAGCTCAAACAAGAGGTGGAGCAACTAAAGAATGCAACCAAGTAAGTTTGACAAGCTAGTTGACGCAGTGTTGGTGTATCACGAGAGCAACACCTTGTATTATCCTACTGTGCATGCAACCAGAGGTCCCAGCATGGGCACCACACAAGTGGATGTGAGTAAAACGTTTCCTGCCACTGACAAAACAGCCATATTAAAATTTCCCAAGGATACAATTCGCAAAAGAAAAAAAGTTAAGCAGTTACCAGCAGCTTAGCCAAGTTTTGCGCTCTGCGTTTCACCTGACCTGCCCATTTGCTGTTCATCAATTCATTTGCTGCTTTGTTGTAGTCCCCTGCAATCAAATGTGCTTTTGTGTTCTTGAATTTGCTTAACCGGTCATATCCCAGATTGAAAGCCAGGTCAATCAATGCCAGTTTCACATTCCTGGGCTGATTGAACAAGTCAGGTATGAATTTTTCTGCATCTTTGTATGCAGTTCGCAAAGACAATTCAAACAGTGTATTGATTTGCTTGTCATTCAATAATTGTTTGCCTGTTAATACCTGGTCATAATCAGCACCCACTTGTTTGATGAGTGCACGTGCATCGGATCGAGTCAAATTGAATCCAATGCCAATGGTGGGCTTGCCAACTGAATCTTTGTACACTTGAGGCCTGTAACCTTCATGATCTTTGATGATATCATAAATCTCTTGGTAGCTCAGTGAATTGTTAGCCGCTTTCTGCACAATGGCAGGAGGCGGAGGTGGCAGATCTGCACCTTCCGCAACAATGCGTTTATTGCTTACGCTGGCATAGATGTCAGCGAGCTCTGCATTGTCTTGTTTGATGCTCTTGGGGTCTACTGCTTGGTAGTAGTCTGATACCTCACCACCAAACAACTGTTGCTTAATCTCTGCATGCATGCATATATTTAATTGAGAACAGCTACCTTAACCACTTTTGGGTAGTTATTTGCAAAACGTTCTGCATCTTCTTTATGCATGAAAAATACATCTATAACAGGCATTCTACCACCAGATGCTTTCTTTCCAACTACATCTGTGCCGGTATCCACTGCTTTAACCAATCCAACATTGGGTATGATCACATCTTTATTATATGGTATAATCTTTGGATCCACGGCAATGGAGTCACCTTGTTTCAAGGTGTAGCCTGTGGAGCTCAAGCACTTTCTGCTGTTGCTATCAGTGTTGCCGCCTTTGGCCCAATACACTGTGAGTCGCACTGTTAACACCCGAAAGCTGTTTGTCTTGGGGATAAACTCATTCTTGTATCGGATGCCATCATTTGCAACATTGATGGCCGTGGCCATCTGTTTCTCAGCCAATGGGGTGGCTGTCTTTAGCTCTGTCTGTATATCTTTGATGCACAGCTTTTGTTTTTGTTTGTATGAGGTGTAGCTGATGGTAACAGATGTTACCAGCAAGCACATCAACATAGCACCTAGCTTCTTTATTTTGGTTGTTATTTGCATAAACGGTTTGAAACTTTTTAACTTAAAAAGATAAAGTCAACAAGTGAATTTGTTTCATTAATATTTAATCTATTGTAACGGAATCTCCACCCACGTCAAGCATTCTTATGTGCTTCATGATCAACTATTTATCCCAAGGAAATACAATCCAAATACTGGAATCCAGCTGCAATGCACTGTGGTCTGGTACCAACTTGGTGTCGCACTTTGTGGCCAACTTGCAGTGGTGACTTGTTTGTTGATGAGTAGTTTTTGCAGATGCAGGAATGTGTTGCCTGTGTCAGAAACATCATCCACAACCAGCACATGATGTCTCAAATCGCCAAGATTCAGGTGCTGGTACACTTGAATATCTTGCTGATCATTGTTGGTAGTGTAACTTCTTATGCCAACACTATGCACATTTTTTATGTTCAAGGCATAACTGAGTGCTGCAGCCAGCACCAACCCACCTCGAGACACACCCACTATGTCGTGCAGATCAGTGTCCATGCTTTGTTTGATGTGTTGTGCAAGCTCCTGCACATAACCATCAAATGCATGCCAAGTTATAAAATGCTTCACCGCTCCATGATAACCTGAGCAGTGCGTAATTCAAGAGTTAAGGAATAATTCTGATGTAACCTGCAGACAATCCCATATTTTCAAATGCAGTTGGATACGCAAAGCCAATTCTGTAGTATATGGAGTCACCTGTTGCATATGGGTATGCAATCAATTGGCCACTGGCGCCCCATGGTTGAGTAGCATTTGCACTGGGCATTACAATGCGACCATTGGCAAAAGAACCATTCACAGGCCTCATGATTGAATTGGGTGTTTCACCAGTAGCTTTGAGATATATGGATGTTTTTTGTGAAGTGAACGCAGCATCTTTTGCAAATTCCAGTGTGTATTGTTTTGTGTTCGCTGCTCCATCATTGGCAAAAAATAACACACCATCAATTGCTCCTCGATTGTTTATGAATCTGGTTGACAATTCACTGCTGGGTATGGTACCAGACAGTGCAGCAGGGAAAAACAGAGTGCCACCTGGACCAGTGCCAACACCGCCTGAGGTGAATGGTGTGAATGTGACTGTGTATGGGGTATAGCCTGCAAAATTACTAGCACTGATGGATCCACCTGCAGAGATACTGTTCTGTACTGTCACATTGCCAGAAACATCTATGGTCAATGTGTTGTTGATTGTGGATCCAAACAAACTACTCAAAGATAATGAATTTGTTGCTTCATTGTATTCCAATCGGAATCCAGAGAATGCAGATGCAGTGGTACTGCCAGTAGTGAATTCACCCAATTGAATGAATGCGTTGGTACCATCATTGGCTGGTGTATGCACAAGTGAGATATTGCGTGAAGTAAGTGAATTGCCTATGAGAGAACCATCTGCAGAAATGTTACCATTAACTGTGAGCTTTTCTGCAGGTACAGTTGTGCCAATACCCACATTTCCAACTGGTCCTAATAACAAATTATTATTAGGGTTTATTAAAATGTCGCTGCTAGATCCAATGTTTAAGCTACCATAGGAACTACCAATACTGCCATTTCCAGCAGGCCCGTTTACATCTAAATTAAAATAAAGAGGGCCATATGTCCCGATACCCACTGCATTAAATGCCTGCATTCTGCTAGCTGATAATGTACCACGAGCATTAATTGAATTGGTTGTTAAATCTCCATCACTGTTAATGTTTATGACATCAGTAGTTGCAGCACCAAAAATTGAACTCAAACCAAATGCATTGGTTAGTTCATTGTATTCCAATCGGAATCCAGAGAATGCAGATGCAGTGGTACTGCCAGTAGTGAATTCACCCAATTGAATGAATGCGTTGGTACCATCATTGGCAGGTGTGTGCACAATGGAGATGTCTCGCGCAGTCAGGGGATTAACTGCAAGGGATCCAGAAGCAGAAATGTTGCCAACAACTGTCAGAGCATTGGCTATGCTGTCAGTGTTTATGCCCACTGCATTGTTCAAGAACAGACCATTGGCTGCACTCACCACAAACTGATCAGACCTGGTGGTAGACAATACTGCTGCATTAGTAGATCCTTTCCATGCCCAGGTTCTGTCATGAGCTGCTTCTACATAACCACCAGCTGCATGGCTATTGTAACCTGAAGCTGTGGTAACTTCACCTTCAGCATGGCTGCTATTACCTGAAGCTGTAGTACTGCTACCCTCTGCATGGCTGAAAGCGCCTGAAGCTGTGGCATTGACACCTTCTGCATGACTGGTCTGACCTGAAGCTGTTGTATCCTGACCTTGTGCATGGCTGTACAGGCCCGAATTGTCAATCAAATATCCATTGATTGAATTACCACCAATGACATCTGCAGTTGCAACAATTGCTCCTGTGATGCCACTTCTGCTAGCTACAACAATGTTGAAATAATCACTAAGCACATTATATTCATACCCACCCAATACAGTACCTGCTGCAACATATGCAAAATTGGCTGATATGGCAGGAGCAAACGTAAACGTTTTGGTTGCAGCTGTGTAGGAGGCAAATGCATTGCGGCGACCAGTGGCAGTACCAAAACCTTCTGCATGACTGCCCTGACCTGAAGCTGTGGTATTGGCACCTTGTGCATGGCTGTACTGACCTGAAGCTACAGTGCTGTTACCTTCAGCGTGGCTATCAGTACCTGAAGCAAGGGTGCTGGTACCTTGTGCATGGCTACCGGTACCTGAAGCCACAGTGTTGCTGCCTTGTGCCACAGAATATTGACCAGTAGCATGGCTGTTGAAAAAGCTAACTTTAAAATCATCATCTATGCGAAATGTGTTGTTGTTATCATCTAAAAACAGCGCAATGGGCTGTACCCCTGTTTGTTGGATTGTGAGCGCCGGTCCAGTGCCTGTGTTCACAACACTCAAAGCAGAGGTAATGGACACAATGGTTTCAAAAACACTTTGTGTGCCCAACACAGACAAGTTGCCTCGAATGGTAGTGTCTTCTGTGACCAGCAGGTTTTGCGCTGTGAACAAGCCAGCGCTTAGTCCATTCTTCAGAGCAACTACTGGGTATTTTTGTTCCTGTACGCCAATGAATCCAACCAAGTAATCACTTGCAAATGTGGCAGAATTGCCAGTAAAATCAGTAAAATTAATCCATGACATATAGTTTATTTATTGTTCCACAGTGTAGATCTGCATGGTTATGCTGTAACTTGAAATGGGTTGTGTGGTGGGTTGAGTGTTTCTGCGTCTGCACCATCTTGCACTGGCAGTATGCGGGTGATGGGTGTGGTGAGTGGTGGTGCTATGAGTCTCAAGTAAGTTATGCTATCATTGATCAATGCCAGCAATGGATATGCATTAAAATTAGAATTATCTGAATCACCTGCCACTCTGTCTGATCCAATGCCATGTTGATGTGTCAATTGTTCCTCTTCCTTCTTCATCACATCTTCCAGAATATAATTGTATTGTTCCACTCGAGTAGCAGTATTCTCTTGTACTTCCTTAAAAGACGGTGCTATATATTTTTTCGTTCTATACACATAACCCACTTGGGCCACAGCGTCAGAATAATCTCTTAGTTCTACAGTATTAACAATTAAATTATCACCTTGAAAAAATGGTGTATACGAAAATGATTCGTTTACTGCTAACTCAATATGCTCAATATTGCCGGTCATCACATCGACAATCTCAATCTTCCTCTGCTTTGAATTTACAGTATAATTATAGCGCTTGGTGACACAAGGTGCGCTAAAATACATTTCTTGTGTGGGAAGCGGAAAATTAAGTAAAGAGGAAGAGTGTGTGGAGAGTATATTTTCTTCTAGAATCAAACCATCTCTTGAACTAATCAGCTGTCTTACAAGATTAATTCACTCTCTATTATCAACTATAACATCAGTTAACTGCTCGGTTACAACTGCAACGTTAATGCCTTCTACTATAGGATAACCAGCCAACTGACCTTTATATGAGAACAATACAGGATCATTATCGTTATTCTTAATTTCTAAAATATTATTTTTAGTATCCACAAAACAGCTCACATGATTCTTTTTGGTAAAAATTTGTTGCAACGCTTCAACTCGCAAAGCAATTTTATTTTTTAAACACTCTTTCAACAACAGCTCTTTTTTAAATATTTCAACAAAATTAATATTCTTGGGCGTTTCAAACAAGGGGCGTATGTACCAGCTGGCCGGCTTGTTTGCATTGAGCGCTTCATTCACTATGTACTCTGCATCATAGAAACTATTCTTATCCACAGGGTCCACATTCACATTCACATATGTCTCTTTGACATATTCACTGGAATCAGTGTCATTAACAACAACGGGATTGAGTTTGATGGGATTGATTCTGAGGTTCACAATCTCTGGTGCATCTCTTCTGGCACTATTTGCAAGATTCTTTTCTGCAACAATGCCCATGGTGGGCTTTTTGTGTCTCAGTGCAACGTTGATGTCTTGTTGTGTGAAGGTCTTCTTGATCTGTTTCTTGGGGTTAATAATTTCATTCACATTGTAATGTTCATCCATCAAATGCAAAGACTTGCGACTCAATTCCAATTTGCCATGACCTTTTTTTACCTGCACCATGAGATTGACCATCTTGCCACCACTGGATACTGCCACATTGATTGCCGGGTCACTTGCCGTGCCAATGTTTTCATATATCTTTTCCACACCATTGACTGTGATGCAAAGCAGGGGAGTCACCATGTCCACATTGGGCACAAACAAATTTTCTAATCTGTTCACATGCAGGATGTTCCGCTCTTGCAAGTTATGCACTGTGGGCAACGTTACCGTCTTTTCAAGCAGCAAGCTCAAGGTGTGCATCACCTGTATTTATACCGGTTTTGTTAGCTTTAAATCTTTTATTTTCTTCTTCTTTTTAGCATCTTCTTCTGATTCTGTGCCAACAATGTTTGCTTCAATGTTGCCTGTGCTGTGTGCATCCTCTTTGGGTGTGTAGCGGTAGCTGTTTTGCTTGGTGGTGGTGTTGTTCAGACTGCTAGGGTCTTGCATGAACTTTGCAAAGGTCTTCATTTGCCAAAAGAACTGTCCATGCCCTTCACAATGAACTCACCAGTGATCTTCACAGGTGATGTGGATATCTTTGGATCCCTCACCACAACACCTTCATGCTTGGTGAGGTCACCAGCAGAAGATCCCAATCCTTGCAACACACTGTTGCCCAGCACTCGCGTGGCATGATACAAAATGGCACCATCCACAATCAACTTCTGCATCTTGGGATCAGTTGCAATGGCATCAATGGGCTTGCCTTGCAGCACATACAAGTAATTGCTCTTGGTCATGGCTGGCACTTTCTTGCCTGCAACATTTACTATTTGTGCATTGCGAGGGTTGACAGCTTTCTTGAGCCAGTTGGACAATGGCTGTGTTACACTGTTGTTGGCTGCATACACCACAGTGATGGGTTGGCTCAGAGTTTCTGTGAAGTCTGCAGCTTGTGTCAGATCCACGCGCGTGGGACCAAACACTTCAAATCCATGTTGATGCAGCACAGGTTTCAGTTTTGCAATCATGGCATCCAATGCCACTGTATCATATGAAGTTTCACGAGACACTCTGCCAATGCGAGCCAACTTGGGGCTCTTGGCCAGATAAAATTCTTTGATGCCATGAAACACCAGCATGTTGCGATCATACTGAGTCACATTGGTGGTGCCTGTGATGTATTCTGTGTTGAGAAATCTGTTGCTGTTGGATGTCATTTTTAATTTCTTGAGCTCTGGCATTATGAGGTCAATGGCACTGTCCAGCACAGGCAACAAGAACTTGCCCACTTCAATCATTTTCTGTCCACCGCCAGTGGTGGTATCAAATCTTTGATTGATGTTGTCTACTGTGATGCCCTGAATGTCGATTTCTTTGTTGCTGCCTCTGTCCAAGGCAAAACGAAATGCACCCTCTGCAGTGCGCACCAACTTGATGCTGGTGTTGAGACCATCAAACTTGACACTGCCACGCTTTTGCTTCAAACTGATCAGAGCTCTCTTGAAGAAAACCAACAAATCGTTGCCCCGGTTCACAGAGGGCAGATCAAAAGGATGAGACATGTGACCACCAGCGCCACCTTCTTGTATGATGATGAATTTCTTGAATGTGATCATTTGATGACAATCTTTGGATACAGATCATTTATTGTGAAGTTGCCAAGTGTCCTCACTTTGCCTGCATCAATGTGGCCTCCTGGTTTGATCAAATCTTCTCTTGTGGTCACAATGTAATTGTAACGCGGATCAATAAACAGCATATAATCAGTTTTTATGTACCCATCTGCATTGAGCTTCAGCAGTGCAATGTTAATTTGCTTCACGTCACCGGTACGGAACAACTGATCATTGAAGTATTTTTCAGCCATAGATGCATTATTTGCATATATGCTGTTGAGCTTCTTAATTGCATATGATACAAATTCTTGCTTGTTGTCCACAGCATTGTAGCTGGCAAGCAAAATGTCACCCATTCGAATGTTCAGACCTTGATCAATTTGTTTCAATTTATCTGGGTTTCTGATGAAAGGATCTAGAAAAAGAGTTTTCAACAACTTCATGCCACCCCGGCCTGATTGCTGTCCCAGATGCCCTTCATTTTTTTTCACCTCTATCTTCTTGTCTGCATGCACCAAATCACCACCAGTGGTGCTGTTGAACACATCACTGAATACAATGGCAAACAAAATTTCACCAGGACCCACACTGTTACCACCTGCATCTCGCAGCTCATTCAAACCAGATAAATTGCCTATGAGTGCATCAGACAATCCTTTGCCACGTGCCAAGACAGCCACGTTGCCAGCAAGATGGTCATTGAATTTTAAATCATTCTTGGTGTTAATGAATTCAACAAATTTCTTGAGATCTTCATCACTGCTATCAAAAATTGTTGACAACAGCACATTGTACCCTTTGCCTTGAAAAGCTGCAGCTGTATATTTCTTGCTGGTAAGAAATGATTGTATGGCACCTTCATATGAGGCATCACGTATCTCTTTTTTGAGCTTATCTGCAGTAGCATCAGGCACCTTGAATTCATCCACATTCTTCTCTTGATCCTTTTGAATTAAGACAGTGGCATCCTCTCTTACAAACAACACTCTGGTGTTGGAGGACTGCAGAACCTCGTCAAGCTTGGACTGTAAACTTATATACTTCTTGATGGGCATCATGGTTATTTATCTATAATCATAAAAAAACCCTTACGCTCAGGGCATAAGGGCTTTTCTATGTAACACACCACCACCAACCACTCTATGATAAGTGCTTTTATAATGTATTCAAGCATTTTATAAAGATAAATATGTACACCATGACCTTCAAGCAATACATGAGTAAGAAAAGTAAAAACAAGAAACCCAAGAAAAAGATCAAAGAATTTCCCAAATACAAGGGTGACATGCCTGTTGCAGAGAAATACAGTTGAAATACAATAGATCTGCATAAATCACCATATGCAAACAAACTTAATTGAAACCATTACTCAGTTGGCCGCAGCTTTAACCACAGATTGTGAGAAGTTTTTCGTCAAGGAGCTGAATGCTGCTTCCTCGAGACTTCGCAAAGGCCTCAAAGCCATTGTGGATGTGTGCAAGGCAGAGCGCAAGAACATTACGGAAGTCCGTAATGCACGCAAAGCTAAAAAAGCTTAAATCCAATACACTCTAGCAGATGGCACACATTACCTGATGTAATGCTATCTGCTAGAACTGTGGGTGCATAGTTAGATTCTGCATCAATGCGCAGCCCGCTCTCTTCACCCACCTGCAGAATATCTTCAACAAATTCCATGGGCCAGCCTTTGAGATAGTTGTAGTACATGTCCTTGTTGTTGTCTGTTTCCAGCACAACAGAATAGCCACAGAACACATGTGCATAAAAGGTTAACTCTCTAAAAGACAACCTGCTAGTAGGTGGATTGCACAAATCTGCATTGATTATCAAATTCATGCGTGTGAATTATTTAGACAGCAGTTCACAATTATTGAACTGCTGTGCATAGTTAACCGCACATTCAGATGGATAATATTCATTTTTTCTGTTAAATAATAACAAGTGAAGATCAGTTCCAGTTACAAGAATGTTGCTAATGGCAGTAACTACACCGAGAGCATCAGAATATCTGCTGCACCTCTGCTCATTGCCAATGCTCTGGTGAATCAAACCATTCTGAACAATCTGTCCACACTCACATTCAACTACCCAGCTCTCACTTCCAATACAGATGCACCAGTGCTGTTGTCTGGTGCACCCCTGTACATCACCAATGTGTACTACACAAACACTACAATGGATGCATACACTCTGCCATTGGGTGTGGAGGTGGATCTCACCCTGCTTGGTTACAGATTCAATTTTACAAATGGTATTTACTTGAGTGGGTCTTTTTTTGATAAAATATCAAGTGGTGTCATCATATCAAACTTTCTCAGCTCATTTGCAGAGATTACTGATTTTGTAAATGTGGCCAGCCTGTCCACTGCCTTCCAGCCATTCTCTGGTTATGAATTTATTAATTATGACATAGACAGCGACAACAAGCTGTCACTGATACTGCCACCATTCACAGCTGATGCTGAGCTCAGCATTGTCATCAAAGATCGTGGTGGGTATGATGCAGCAAATATTAACTTGATCACGGCCACCCCCACACCCACCATATCTCTGACACCCACTGTGACACCTACAAATACTCCTACCATATCTCTGACACCTACTAACACTGTGACCCCCACTGTGACCCCCACTGTGTCACCCACCTTGACGCCCACAAATACCCCCACGGTCACAGTTACACAGACGCCCACTGTGACAGTCACAACCACGCCCACTGTGACAGTCACAACCACACCCACAGTGACTCCCACCAATACCGTGACACCCACTGTGACTGTGACTCCCACCAACACTGTGACACCCACACGCACTGCAACACCCACTGTGACACCTACCAACACTGTGACACCTACTGTGACTGTAACACCCACCAACACTGTGACTCCTACTGTGACTGTAACACCCACAGTGACACCCACAGTGACACCACATGATGCATTCAGTCCCATCACATTGCTTGGCAATCAAGGCATATATGAGATACCCATAAACACAGGCAGTCCCTTTGTTAATTATGTTACTTTCTCGTACGATAATTTCGACATCCCGGACAGATACATCTGGTATGATAGCAGAAACAAGAGAGTGTTGCATGACACAGGATTCAGAGGCAATTCTGCATACAATGCTGCACTCAATGCATTAGGATATGATGCAGTGGTGGGACCAACCACAGGCCAAGAGTCTTTCATCAACCTGTCAAACATATACACATTGCCGTCCAATCTGGACACCTGGTATGTGACATTGTGTGTGATTGCACCACTGGTGAACTCATCATGGCTTGTCACTGTTGAAGACTCTGTGCTATTTGCACTGCCAGTTGCACCAGCCATATGGCTTGATTCAAGTCGCAGTGACACTGTGCTGGATGCATCTGGCAACCCGTGTGCACCAGATGCACCAGTGGCCACATGGCGGGACTTGAGCATAAACAACAGACACTTCTCACAGAACACCAGCAGTGCCAGGCCGTTGCTGTCATCTTATGCTGGCATGAATTACATCAAGTTTAATTCTGCCAATCTAACTGCCTTGACTGGCAACAGCAATTCTCTCACTTTCTCCAATGGTGTTTCTGGTGTGACTCTGGTGTCTGTGTCACAGTTTGGCAATGCAAACGTTGCTTTTGCCACTGTGCCTGAAACTATTTTTGCAAATACTGTGGGCATTGGCCAAGGCAATGGTTCCAGAATTAAATTCATGTCCACTCCTGTGCGAGTCAAGGTGCCTGGCATTCCTGGCAATCCAGGCAATGATGGCTTCTTCTTCTCTTCTGGAGGCAGAAGAACTGATACAGATGAGAATGATGGTGGCGCGCCATTGGACATAACCACAGCCACGGTGAAGAATCTTGTTACACCAGGTGTATTTGCAGCCACCATCAATTATGCTGCTGCTCAAGTGCAACTGTTCTTCAATGAAGCTGCTGCTGGCACTGACCCTGCATTCCAAACACCTGGCAATGTGTCATCCACCAATGCCTCCAAGGCTGCCATGGGACGCCGATTCATTGGTACAGAACCCTTCTATCACAATGGTGTCATTGGAGAATTCATAGCTTATGAAAGAATACTCACACCAGCAGAATTAACTACCATCACCCTATACTTGTCCAGCAAGTGGGGCATATAAAATATACAAAATTGCAATATTGCAAAATTATTTGTTGCGTTTTGAATTGAGCTTTTCTAACTGCTTGAGCACATCTGCATAATACTTGCTGGTCTTGTGTGCATCCAATTTGAACAATATGGTTTCACACTCTGTTTTGCACAAGTGTGATGTCTTTTTTCCCGTGCGTTTGGCCATGACATTACTTATGGCCTGCAAATGCTAATTGTTACAGCTTGGCAAGAGAGGCACTGAGCTTCTTGTTGAACTGCTTGTGAAAAGTGTTTGAGAAATTCTCAATGGCTTTGTTGGCAGCTTCAACACCTTGCTTGTTGATGATCTTCTGAATGTCCGAGGAATCAATGAGCGTGGTGAAGGTTTCCAATTCTCTGTTGTCTTCTGTCTTGATGACTGTTTCAATGACTAATTTCATGCAGCTACTTATGCCATCACATGCAAATGGCCACTAGATGTACACAGTCCAAATGCTTTGGAACTCTGCTGCAGTCAGATTGTAATACCCGCCGGTCTGCGGCTCAAAAAACAAAGGCTGCATAATATCTGCACCATGATCATCTTTGCCACCATCTGCATAGATGATGTTGATGGCATGCCCACCTGCAGTGCCATCCTCTGCTCTGGACATGGCCATGTAGTTGATCACACCAATGGCAATGCCTTGTGCATCACCTGGTGCATGCTGTGCATGATAACCACAAGCAAACAGTTTGAAAGCATCAGCAAAATTGTCACAATCCCATTTGTGGGTCCAATGAGTCCATTTGAGAGACCGCATCCACCATTTGTAGGCCGGCACAATGAGATTGTCCACCATGGTCTGTGCAGGACAGAAGTAATTGACATCAGACAGAACGAAATTGCGGGGCAGCTTGTTGTGTGAGGCAAAAGGAGACAACAAGTCTTGAGCAGGCACAATCATGTGAATATTTAGGAAACTGCCACCCCAATTGTTCGGCCGGCGCGGCCTGCAAATTTTTTACAGTAACCTAGGTAGTTACAGTAATATACCGTGGCTGCAATGCTACCGACTCCGCCAACTGGATCCTATCATGATGCGAGAATGATGGGGTTCTGCATCGCAATGATGGGGATAATTTTCACTACCATGTACAGTGTTACTATGCATTAATGCATTGGTATTGCTATGCATTACAGTTGTTACAGTTTTATTGGTAATTACAGTGGAGGCAGTGTGAGATGCTTTGCTCTTGTCAGTTCTATAGATGAGCCACATGTTAAATGCTAGTAACACTGTGATCACAGTAATGATGCCAGTTTTCATGTGCGTTTCTTGCCAAAATCGGACCGTTGTGCACGGTAAGCAGGTTTGTGCCGTGCACCTATGCTCTTGATGGAGCGAATGGTGGCTTCACGGAACTGACGGGCCAGTGTCTTGTTGCCGCAGTTATTTGCATGTCGGATAATCTTAGCCATGGTATTATTGTATGGGCAGCTGTTGCAGAGGCAAGCCCTTATGGGAATTTGCAAAAATTTTATAAAAATTTTTTAGCATGCACCTATGAACACACACCCCCAAACCTACTGTATATGCAAATTCCCGTGCTTGTTGTCTATAACCGTGGCGCTATAGAACCCCATGTCATTCTAGAACCGCGGTGCATTTTCAGACAC